CCTTGCGAGGGACAACCACGGACGCGCCATTCATCCATCTGATCAACACGCTTTCTCTCTTAGGAAACAACAACAATGGCAGACTACGTCGGCCCCTCGCGCATCGGTCAGGTCAACCTGGCTGGTGACGCTGATGCCCTTTTTCTCAAGGTTTTTAGTGGCGAGATCATCACGACGTTCGAGAAGTTCAATGTGATGATGCCCCTTCACCGGGTGCGTACCATCGCCAGCGGCAAGTCGGCCCAGTTCCCCGTGACTGGCGTTGCCTCGGCCAAGTACCACGTTCCGGGTGAGTCGGTCCTCAGCGAGGCTTCGGGCACCAGCCTGTTCGCGGCTTCGGCCTCGGCGGGTTCGCCCACGACCTCCTTCGATTCGGGCAACAGCCCCACCTCGAAGTACCTGAACCGCTTCAAGCACAACGAGAAGGTCATCTTCATCGATGATGTCCTCGTCAGCAGCGTCTTCGTGGCCGACATCGACGAGATGAAGAACCACTACGACGTTCGTTCCAGCTACAGCACCGAGATCGGTCGGGCCCTGGCCTACACGGCTGACAAGAACCTGATCCGCACGGTGATCGCTGGTGCCCGGAAGACGACCGACCGCTTCGGTGGCTCGGACGCTACCCTCCTCGGCGCTCAGCAGGGCATCGGCACGACCGGATCCCAGATCATCGAGGGCCTCTTCAAGGTTGCCCAGAAGATGGACGAGGCCAACGTGCCCAGCGACGACCGTTACGTGATCCTGCCCCCGGCCCAGTATTACCTGCTGGTTCGTGACGGCAAGGATGCCATCGACCGTGACTACAACGGTGAGGGCAACGGCAGCCTCGCACAGGGAGACATCCTGTCGATTGCTGGCATGCGCGTGATGAAGACCAACCACGTTCCGACCGCGAACGAGTCCTCGACGCAGGATGCCCTCCACGGGGCCGATGGCGTCAAGAACGATGTCTCGGGCACTTCGGGCGCTGGTTACTCGGGCCTCAACTTCACCGCCACCCGTGGCATTGCCTTCCACCGCGAGGCCATCGGTACGGTCAAGTTGATGGACCTCTCGCTGGAGTCGGAGTACCAGATGGAGCGCCTTGGCACCCTGATGCTTGCCAAGTACGCCATGGGTCACAACGTCCTCCGCGAGGAGTGCTGCTACGAACTGACCTCCAGCGCCCCGTAAGCGTTGCGAGTTCACCCCTGAGTTGAAAGAGGGGGTGGTTCCCTTAGTTGGGTTCCACCCCCTCTTTTCTTCGAGGATCAAACATGCCCCTGTCCAAGACGACCAAGATCCAGGCCATCAACACGATGCTGTCCACGGTCGGTGAGCCTCCGATCAACTCGCTGGCAGCCCAACGGGCCGACGCCCTGATCGCCCAGAACATCCTGGACGAAGTCTGCCGCGAGGTCCTGACCTACGGCTGGCAGTTCAACACGGACGAGGGCATCTACCTGACCCCGGACAGCAACACCGGGTTCATCTACGTGCCCGATACCGTGGTCCGCGTGGACATGGACCGCAACGAACTTGAGTACGACATCGTCGTCCGTGGCAACCGCCTGTACAACCGCAAGAACAACTCCTACGTGTTCTCCGGCCAGATCAAGGTGGTGCAGATCTACCTGATGGACTTCGACGAGATGCCCGAGACCGCCAAGCGGTACGTGACCATCCGTGCAGCCCGTATCTTCCAGGATCGCATGGTCGGCTCCGAGAAGCACCATGCCTTCACCCTGCGGGACGAGGTCGCTGCGCTGGCCACCATGAACGAATACGAGAACGAGGTCGGTGACTACACCATCTTCGACTCCCCAGATGTCATGCGTACCTTCATCCGCCAGGGTTCCTACCGGGTCTACTGATGCCCCTGCTGACTTCCGCACTACAGAACCTGATCGGTGGCGTGAGCCAACAGCCTGCGGCAATTCGTGCTGCCAACGAGGCTGAGTCCATCGACAATGCCGTGCCTTCTCCCGTGGAAGGGCTGATCAAGCGGCCCCCAACGGAAATCGTGGCAGCGGTTGCACAGGCTGGGGGAGCCCTGAGGTCGATCCCCACTTCTCAGAACGTCTTTGTCCACCTGATCGAGCGTGACGAGACCGAGAAGTACCTGATGACAGTGACCAATGCGGGAGACATCGACATCTACGACCTTGCGGGAAACCGTAAGACCCTGTACCAGGATGTCGTGAGCGGAACCACGGTCGTCCCCGGGGCTGCCCTGCCCAACCAGCGCAAGGCCCTGACCATCGGCGATGTCACGTTCCTGTCGAATGCCACCAAGGTTCCGGCAATGACCAATACCGTGGTGACCCCGGTGCCGACGAACTACAACCGTGCCGGGCTGGTGTGGATCAAGCAGTCGAACTACAACCGGGAACACATCATCAAGTTGACCAGTAATGGGACGACGAAGACGTTCACACACATCTCCCGGTCAGTGAAAATCTTGAAGGCTGGATCCAGCGGACCTACGGCCAAGACGGAATACAACAACGTGGTGCTGACTTACAAGAGCGGCACGATGGCGCAGACTTATCCCACGGCGCAGATCACTGTTGAGAGCGGAAAGGTCACCAAGGTCGTTATTGTGGAAGATGCCGTTGGATGGGATGCAGATCAGATTGATGTTGTTCTTGAAGTTCCTTCCGGAAGCGTTGGAGGAACGATTGGAATTGAGATTGGAATCAAGTCCACCACCGAGGGAGAAATCGGGACCGACCACGTTACCAAGGCGTTGTTTGAGGGATCCAGTGCCGGATACATCGGTCCTCCGGGAGGCATCAAGGCAACCAGCCCCTATACCTCCACGACTTCCAACGACAGCGTGATCTATCTCCAGGGATCCGCAGACTTCACCGTGGTCGTCGATGACGATTTTGCCGGAGAGGGCATGATCTACATCCGGGACGAAGTCCAGCGGTTCGAGGACCTGCCCCCCAGCGCACCGCACAACTACATGGTGAAGATTGTCGGGGCCCCGGAGTCGCAGTACGACGACTACTACGTGCAGTTCAAGGCCGACGATGGTGTCTTCTCCCGTGGCATCTGGGAGGAGTGTGCGGCTCCCGGCATCAAGAACACCATCGATGCCTGGGAAATGCCCCTGCTCCTGATCCGCCAGTCCGATGGGTCGTTCATGCTGAAGAGGGCAGACGGCACCACCCCCACGACGGGCAATGGACGGCCCTCAACGGATCCTGCGACCATCTACGACCGCTACAAGTGGACCAACAGGCTGGTCGGAGACGACCTGACGAATCCCCTGCCATCGTTCATCGGCATCGGGGTCACCGACATGGTCTTCCACCAGAACCGCCTTGGCCTCCTGTCTGGAGAGAACATCATCTTCAGCGAGACCTCGGAGTTCTTCAACTTCTTCCGGACGACCACGCTGGACATCCTGGATTCCAACCCCATCGATGTCGCATCGTCCAGTCCCCGGGTGGGCAAGATCGTGGCTGCGGTTCCCTTCAACCGAGACCTGATCCTGTTCACGCCCACGGGCCAGATGGTGCTGCGTGGAGGGGAGATCCTGAGCCCACGCCAGATCGCCATCATCCCCGTCGCTGAGTTCGACTCGCAGGCCACCACGGTCAAGCCGATCCCCTCGGCCAATGCCGTCTTCTTCACCTTCGCCAACGGCGGCTTCACCGGGATGCGGGAAATGGTTCCCCAGCCTGCCCTCGATGGGTCGTATCTGGCGAATGACCTGACCACCAACGTGGCACGGTACGTACCGGGCAATCCCACGCACCTTGCCGCAACCACCCACGACAACCTCGCCGTCATCGTGTCGCAGGGGGCCCTGTATTGCTACCGCTACTTCAACACGGGCAATGAAAGGGTTCAGTCGGCGTGGTTCCGGTTCACCTTCCAGGATTCCAGCACCCAGTCCTTTGCACACGCACAGGCCGTCTGGGCCGGATTCGTGGAGTCTGACATGTACGTGGTCTTCAAGCGCACCAAGGATGCCTCGAACAGTTACCTGACCATCGAGAAGATCCGGATGGGCGTGGGCATCAACGATGCTGCGACCACTGGGAAGACCTGGGTCACCTGCCTGGATCAGCGCAAGTACTTTGCCGCAGGACAGGGAACCTACAGCAGCGCCACGGGCATGACCACGTTCACGCTCCCGAAGCCGATGTCGTATGTCGCCGGGCGTACCCGTGTGGTGACGGCCAACGGCCTGATCCTGACCAACGCCGGGGGAACGAACTTCAACACCTCCACCGAGGCTGCCGGGACGATCAACGTGCTGGGGGACTACAGCGCCACCGCCGTCTGGATCGGAACCGAGTACACCACCACCTACGAGTTCTCGACGCCCTACCTGAAGGCTCAGGCTGGTCGTGGAATGGCTGCCATGCTGGGTGGGCGTTACCAGTTGCGCTACTTGACCCTGCAATTCGCGGACTCGGGGTACTTCCGGGTGACCGTCCAGATCCGCAACGAGTCCACCTACGAGTACCCATTCACGGGCGAGACCCTGGGAACCACGGTCCTCGGGAACCCCAACATCCAGTCCGGGACCTTCAGGGTGCCCCTGTTCTCCAAGAACGACAACGTGGTCATCAAGATCCTGAACGACTCGCCGTTCCCGTCGAAGATCCTGAACGGGGAGTTCGAGGCCACCTACGACGACCGGGCGGTACGATTCGGGTCTTGATCACCGTAAGAAAGACGATTGTCCCGGACATCCCCCCGATTGCCCGTGAGATGCGCCCGGAGGACCGGGAAGAAGTCATGGCCGGATCCGGGGATACCCCCCACAAGGCCCTGATGAAGGGTTACTTGCAGTCCACCGAGTGCTTCACCTTGGTGGCCCCCGATGGCCCGTTGCTCGGGATGTTCGGGTACGTCAAGTCCAAGACCGAGCCCTGTGCCGCCGTGTGGATGCTGGGCACCACCAAGTTGTTCGACTACCGCTGGGCCTTCCTGAGGCAGTCCCGGTATTGGGTCGATTACATGCAGGCCCAGACTCCCATCCTGTTCAATTGCGTGGACCAGAGGAACGAGGTCCACATAAATTGGCTACGATGGCTTGGGTTCAAGTTCGTCAGAATCATCCCTGAATACGGCATTCAGAAACTTCCATTCATCGAGTTCGTGAGAATCCGCAATGTGTGAACCAGTCTCAATTGCAATCGGACTAGGAGCGGCGTCAGCCGCCAGCGGCATTGCGTCTCAGGCTGTTGCAGCCAACGAACAGAACAGTTACCGCCGCCGCCTGGGTATTGCCCAGAACCGCCAGTACGAGGAGAACGCCGCTGCGGTGATGAAGGATGTCGGGATGCAGGTGGACATGCTGGCCCGTCGTGACCTTGAGCAGGCCGCTGCCACCCAGAACGAACTCCAGAACATCACCCGCAACGTCCGCGAGGCATCGGCCACGGTGCGTACCCAGCAGGCTGCGGCAGGCGTCGAGGGAGTCTCGGTGGAACTGCTGCACATGCAATTCGAGCGTGAGGTCGGTGAGTTCGAGTCCACCGCCATGCGGAACCTGCGGAATGCCCGATATCAGTCGAACATGGAGGCGCAGGCGATCTATGCCCGGGGCCAGTCCGCGATCAACAACGGGTATCCCCCGCCGCTGCCTCCGGCTGCCACGGTCAACCCGCTGACCTCCCTGATGAACGGCATCAGCACGGGCCTGAGCGCTTACAGTGCCCTTGGTTCGTTCCAGGCCCCGACTGATGTTGGCGCTGCGTCGAACTTTGCAACCGTCAACCAAGCCCCCACAGGGTCCCAGATCATCGGCAATTATCCCTCTGCCCCGGCCCTGTTCGGCGCTGGCGGTTATTACACATAAACACACATGGCAAAGCAGCGTCCCTCCCTAGGCGTATCGGCATCCCCGATCAGCACCTATGTCGCCCCCGTGGCGGCAGCCTCTGCGGGTCTTGAACTGTATGACCAGCAGACGGTGAACCTTGCGCTGCAATTCAGCGAGGCGTTCCAGAACCTGTCGCTGACCGCCGCCAACTTCGCCGGGAGCCTGAAGGCCGAGTCCAACAAGGAGGAGTTGCAGAAGGGCCTGGACCTCGTCAACTCCAGCCAGAAGACCTACCAGCAACTGGTGGAAGATGGCCAGATCCGTCCTACGGAGAACCCGTGGCTTGCCATTGGCGCACAGCAGGGCAGCGGCATGATGGAGGGCATGAAGGCCCGAGCCCACTTCATGGAGACGTACCAGAAGAGGGCTGCCGAGGATCCGAAGTTCTACGACAGCCTGGACTCGTTCAATGCGCTGGCTTCCCAGTATGCACAGAACGTGGGCACCTCGCTGAAGGACTCTCCCTACCAGAGCCGGGCCTTCTTCGAGGCGTTCAACCCGTTCGTCTCCTCGATGTCCCTGAAGCACCAGGAGAACGTCGCCAAGACGGCAGAGAACAAGGTTCTGATGGGTGTCGGCGCTTCGGTGGCTCAGTTGACGCAGGACATCAAGTCGCAGGATCCGATTGTCCGCAGAGAGGCCATGCAGGCATTCCGAAACTCCATCGACGAGTTGGGCCAGATGGGCGTCAGCCGTACCCGTGTGAACGAAGCCGTGGTCGAGAACATGATCGCCCTGATGGAGACCACCGACCAGTTGGATCAGGTGCAGGCCATCTACGAATCTCTGGATCTCGGCACCGGGCCCGTCAAGAACACGGCCTTTGCCAAGGCACTGTATGCACAACGGGCCCCCAACATCGAGCGAAACCGCCAGAAGTTGACGCAGGCCAAGGACTCCAACTGGCGCAAGTTCGTCGTCGAGTCGGCTCCCAGCGTTGCCTTCAAGTCGAAGTTGGAGCAGATCGAGTTCCTGGAGTCGTCGCTTCCCGAAGTGGTGGGATCGGTTTCCCCGGAACAGTTCCGCTCGATGATCGCCTTTGGTCAGTCTGAGATCGAAGAGGCTCGTCGAGAGCAGGAAGCGGCTCGGAAAGAAACCATTGCCGACACCCTTGCAGAAAATCTTGGAAAGGCAACTCAAGGCCCCATCATCGGTGATCCGCAGGCATGGGCCAAGGATCGCATCAACGAGACGACGGATCTTGTGAATGCCCTTGGGCTCACGGGCGTGGACCGACAGCGTCACCTCACCAGCGCCACCGCGACCATCAACTCGCTGGCTGAGCAGGAACTGGCAAAGCGAGAAGCCAAGGCTGAAGATGAGGTGTACAAGACGCTTACCGCTTTGGGCAAGGGCTACGACGAAACGATTCCCGATGGGCTGGAGCCGGATGCATACAAGGAAGCAGCCCTCAAGAAGTTGGAAGAGGCCATGACTGCGGCCAACACTCCGGAGAAACAACGCATCAATCTCCGTGCTTCACTGGAAAAGGACATTGACGGAAACGCGGAGGAGCGCCTTGTCGCATCCACCACGGCCAAGATGCGGGGCCTTCAGATGGTCAACGACTCCACGCTGATGCAGGGCGTCCAGTCGTTCATGGGCTTTCAGGCTGACGGCAGCATCGACATGTCCCGTGCAGGTCCTCCCCCGAATGTCCAGCAGTCCCGGGCGCTGGTCGAGGATTTCATGGTGAAGCAGGGAGTGGTCATTGGTTCGGAGCAGGGACAGAAGATCTTTGCGCTCGAAGCCCAGAGGTCCCTGGACCAGATCAAGACGCTGCGCCAGAACTTGGCCCAGAACTTCACCGGAAAGACCCTGAGTCCGACCGATCAGGATCGTCCGGGTGAGCGTGAGCAGAAGGCCGTAATCCGTCAGCGACTGCTGGCTTCCGAGATGATGCTTTCCCAGACCTACGAAAACCGTCTTCTGGCAGGGCAGATCGGTCAGTCGATGCAGACCCTCCTGACGCCGGGAACCACGGAAGCAGAAGCGTCTGTCGGAGCCTTCGAGGACTTGCTGTTCGCCTTCGCCTTCGCCAAGCAGGCCGGGGTGGAGCCTCGGTACATCCTTCCGTCCGGTGATGTCGGCAAGGCAATGGAAGAGGAAATCCAGTTCTCCCTCGGTCAACTGGAAATGGGGCAGTCCCCGCAGGACATTGCGAAGGACATCTCGGCCCGACGCTATTTCGGCTCCCAGTCCCGTATGACTCCCGAGCAGATGATGGATCCCCTGGCTTACCTCAGCGTTCGCGGTGGGGCCCCTGAGACCAGGGAGATCACCAGCCAGTTCATGCTCGTCCGAGATCGCATGGGAATCAACAATCCGGACGCACAGCCATTTATGACGGCTGAGTTCCGCAAGAACTACCTCGAAGCCCTGAACGTGTCCCGAGACCACAAGACGGCGCTCAGGTCGGCCACGGACAAGATGTCCAAGGATTACGTGGTGATCGGGAACTCAGTCCTGCCGCTGGAGGCCCTGCCTCCGAACGTGGCTCCTCAGGCGGCTCCTGGGTACATCCAGAACCTGATGGAAACCAGATACCCCGGCCAGAAGGCAACCTTGGTTGTGGTGGCACGGGACGACATCGACGGCACTCCCCTGATGGCTGTTCGCACTCCCAACGGTGAATCCGTGCCGGGAGCCGTTGGTCTGCTGAAGCCCAAGGATCTTGCCCTGACCTCGACCGACCTGATGAACGAAGGTGCGACCACCCGCCGTGTCCGTGAGCGGGAGATGCGTCGTGAGCGCGAACTGACGAGCATGCGTCCCAAGTTCTGACCTAGGAACAACACTTGGAAACCCCATACGTACCGTCCCCCGTCTTCTCCCTGACTCCACGGGAGAGGATGGACATGCAGGCCCGTGCAATGCAGGCCCCGGTGGCCCCCGCAGACATGGCCGAGATTGCCTCGCTGCCCGGCGGCAGGTTCATCCTGGGAATGCAGGATTCGGTGATTGGCCGTGGACTGACCCGCCTCAGCCGTGGCTGGTTCAGCGAAGACACCGACGTTCCCCTGAACCTCACGACACGGAAGTCGGATGCGGACTTCGACACGTACCACCTGTCGGTGTCCATGGGAAACGACCCGGAAAGCATCGCCAATGACCTGAACGAACTGCCTGCCGACGAACACGCTTGGCTCCTGTCGTCCCCGTCATGGGATGTCTACAACCAGCGCAAGCAGTTCATCCGCATGGGAATGCCCGAGGCCAAGGCCCTGGGAAGCAACCTCGGGTACATGTCGGGCATGGTCACGGACATGGCTGCGTTCACCCTGCTGGGCGTCGTTGCCGAGCCTGTGGCCATTGCTGGGCTTGGCGCAAGGACGACGCTGGCTGGCCGTGCCGCATCCACCTCGCTTGGACGCACGGCAACCCAGGCTCCAGCCGCAGCCATCGCAGAAGCCGCCGCAACGGTCAGCCGGGTAAGCCTGGGGCTGCGCTACACGGCACTCGGCGTCGGTGAGGAAGTGGCCTTCCAGTTGGCCAAGGATGCCATCGACCCGCTCTATGACCCCACGGCTGGGGATGTCGCCTTCGACATGGTTCTTTCGGGCAGCCTTTCCGGAGCCATCGGCGGTCTTGCATTCGGTCGCCAGTTCGTGCGAGACAACATCGCCGCCTCCGTTGCCGACTTCAAGGCTTCCCGTGTCACCAAGTTGCCGGGTGGATACGAAGTGTCCTATGCACCCCGGTGGTCGTTCGATTCCCCTGCGGCTGCCGACAGGATGCTGTTTGCTCCGGGCACGGGATCGCTGGACTTCGAGGTGGAGCGGGTGACCCGTGAACTTTGGTCTGACTGGAGCCGAACCGGGGAATGGGGTCAGCCTGGGTTCACTCCGCAAGTGGACTTTTCGATTCCTGGCACCGGAAAGCCCGGAATCCGCTCTGCAATCAAGGCCGCTGCATTCGAGTTGTCGCTGGCCGGGATGACCCTGAGCGACGAGGTCTTTGCCAAGGTGGGCAAGGCCCTGGTCAATGCCGACCGAACCAAGACGAAGGCTGGTGGCTTCAACAAGGTCTTCTGGGAAGAACTGTCCAAGGATCTCCCCGGGGAAGTGGTGGCCAACCTCCGCAAGCCCGGAGAGCGCACCTTCATCGGAGGAATCGACCGCACCGTCATGGATGTCGCCCTGCGCGAGGACATGGTCGATTCGGTGTGGGATGCCTTCAAGTTCAAGCAGCACAAGCAGCCTGGGACCCCGCCTTCGCTGATCTTCCAGATCCTGGATGAGATCCGTGACCGGGGTGGCAAGGTGAACCGGGAGATGGTCGCCAACGTCATCGACGAACTGCGACAGGTCTCCCAGAATCCACCCAAGCGCCTGAACGCCAAGAACGTGATGGTGCTGGATACCTATGCCCGTCGAGCCCAGTTGATCGAGATCATCAACAAGCGTGTCATCGACAAGAACAACATCCAGATCGCCCCCAGCCTGATGAAGCGGACATCCCCGGATGTCGCCGCCAGGATCGAGGCTCCGGGCATGGCCGTGGCCAACACCACCGGGGGAGTCGCACGGGATGCCTCGGATGTCCCGGTCAACAAGGTTCGCCTGCCGTGGTGGGACCGCATCGGAAACCAGTCTGCATTCCTGCACCAGTCCAAGAACGGCTGGGCCCGTCTGGTGGGCAACCTCTCGTTCTTCGCCCGTCGTGACATGGGCACCGCCCAGAAGCACACGCTGTTCGAGTGGGGAACGCAGAAGATGCATTCCTCGTTCGCCATGTTCCAGAAGGGGTACAGGAACGGGCTGGTTCGCTTCACGATGGGCGGGGGAACCCAGAACGTCTCCCAGAACGTCAACCTGCTCGACGCGGTGATGAGCCTCGGCAAGAAGGAGATGCGTCGTCAGTTCGATGCCCGTATCGCCAAGCAACTCCGGACTGGTGCCTACGACGATCCGGTGCAGGCGGTCAACGACACGGCCAAGGGCATCCGGGAGATGTTCAACAAGTTCCACGACATCGCCCATTCGGTGGGCCTTGCCGGATTCCAGAAGTCTGCCGTGGCCAACTACATGCCGCGCATGTGGCGCTGGGACCGGATCCGCAGGCTTGCGACAACGGAGCGGGGCAAGGCATCCCTGGTGTCCCTGATTCGCCAGTCGATTGACATGGACGGACGCCGGGTCGTGATGAACGGCATCGAGGAGGCGTTTGACGGCGACATCGACCAAGCGGCCAAGGTGTTCACGGACAGACTGATTGCCATTGCCGAAGGCACCGAGAACGCCCCGATCACCCAGCAGGAGCAGGAACTGTTCGACGCCATCGTGGAACTGTCCGGTCCCCTGAAGGCCAAGGAAGGAAGCAGGACGCCCTTTGGGCGCAGCCGCATCCTCCTGAACGAATCGGCAGAGATCGACGGAGGCGAGGACTTCCTGGGCAACGGCAAGACGATGCTGGGCATCGCTGACCTGACCAACGACGATCTTCCGTTCATCTTCCGCAAGTACGTGGCCTCGGTCATGGGTGCGGTCAACGAGCGGCAACTGCTGAACGCATTCAACGACGAGATGAAGGCCCGTGGGATCCTGTCGCCAAAGCAGGTGAAGAAGGGCGAGGTCGTCCAGAAGGAAGTGGTTGTCGAGTCAATCGACCAGATGGTCCAGATGATCAAGAAACTGGGCGGAACCCTGGATGCCAACCATGAGTCGGCCCTGCGTGAGATCGTGGCTGCACTGCGCTACGAGCCGATCCACCATGGCCGCAGCCGCTTCACCGACCAAGTCCTGCCCATCCTGTCGGGGTACGGATACCTGACCACGGGAGGCCAGTTCGGGTTCTCGGCAATGGCCGAAATCTCCCGAGTGGTCTCGACCCTGGGTGTCAGCAACACCGTGGCCCAGATGCCGATCCTGAAGGAGATGATCGAGAACTGGTGGAACCTCGATGCTGACGGCAAGAACTTTGCCTCGGCCATCGATGCCTTGTTCTCCCCGTCTTCCGACCGCCTTCGCCGCGCTTTCGTCGAGCAGTTCGACCTGATGCGCTCGGACTATGCCGCAGGCACCAGGACCGAGGCGGCTCTTCGCAAGGTAGGCCGGGGCATCTCGGCTGCCGGAAACGTGCTGTCCGACCTGTCGCTGCTTGCTCCGGTCAACTCGTTCTCGCAGCAACTGACCGCTGCCACGACCCTTCAGCACCTGTGGGAAGCCTCCCGTGGTGGGCGTCGAATGGACGACTCGCTGGTGCGTACCCTCGGGCTCGAAAAGGAGCAGTACGACAACCTGATCCAATGGGTGGGCCGGAACGCGGTGGTTGAGCCCAGGCTTCTGGGTGAGCGCGTCATCGACCTGAAGAACATCGACGCCAAGGAAATGACGGAACTGGCCCAGTTCGTGGATCGTCTGGTGCGAACCAGGATTCAGGACATGCCCACCCGTGGCGACTTCCACAAGGGGATGTTCTCGTTCCTCGGAAAGTTGCTGACCCAGTTCCGTACCTTCAACCTGAAGGGCGTGGACAACTTCCTGCTCCAGAACGTCTCGCGTTCCATCAGCGGGGAGGCCGGAGCCAAGCGTCAGGTCATGTCCGAGATCGCCGCCACCATGGTGTTTGCCGGGACGATCCAGTACCTCCGCAACTATGCGGATTGGGCGTCGTTCAACGCTTCCGGAGACCAGGAACGGGCGGATCGGGTTGCCGAGCAGATGGACATCGACGGCTTCATCCGTGGTGCCCTTGCCGGACCCTCGGAGTTCTTCGTCCCCGCCCTCCTGACCGACACCGTCTGGAACAAGTTCGTGGACAAGGACCCGCTGTTCTCCCCCTACCGCTACAGCGGCCTGAGCATGTACGAAATGCCTGCATGGGCGCTCGGCAGCAAGGCCCTGTCGGTCGGAACCGATGTCTACGGTGCCACCGTTGGTGAGGCATTCGGCCTCGATCTTGAGCGGGACATTACGACCGGAACCCTGAGAAAGGCCAGAATGCTGCTTCCTTTCCAGAATCTCCTCGGCCTGAAGCAGTATTTCAACATCAAGGAACAGGACATTGCCGATTACTGGAACCTTCCGGCCCGGCAATCTCGATAACCACGGACTGAATCTAAGGAACTTTCCTAAATGCCCACCTATAACAGTTACCTTGTCTATACCGGAAACGGCTCAACGACCGATTTCAGCCTTGCTGGGATCGACGGGTGGCTGAACGACGGGTTCCTTGAGGTCTACTTGGACGGAGTCAAGCAGACCACGGGATACGCCATCAATCTGGTGAGCGGCGTGTGGAAGGTCCAGTTCTCCACGGCTCCGGCCAGCAACGTCAAGATCACGATCCAGCGGAACACTCCCCGCACCCTGGCCGGGTTCAAGAGCAACGTGGTTGACTTCGACGACGGCTCCGTCCTGACGGCTGCCGCCCTGGATCGTGCCGTGGAGGGCCTGATCCATGTCTCGCAGGAGGCCCAGGATGCCGTCGAGAACACGATTGCCCTGAACGGGGCCCAGACCGCATGGGATGCCCAGGGCAAGCGCATGACGAATCTGGCCGATGGGCAGGTCGGAACCTCGGATGCCGTGACGATGAGCCAGTTCTCTGTGGCGTCGATCTACGGCGGTGCCGTGGTCGTCCCCCAGCACTGGAACATCACGGGAACCGGGGGAACCACCTATGCCCTGAGCCCGGCTCCCCTGAACACCGACTCGCAGATGTTCATCGTGGAGTTCGGTGGTGCGATCCAGGATCCTGCCACCTACACGATCAACACGAACAACATCGTCTTCAACTCCGGCAAGAGCGGGGCAATCTCTGTTCGGAACCTGGGTGTTGCCCGGAACATCATCGTGTCCACCGCAGTGGTCGAGGATGGTGCCATCACCACGGCCAAGTTGGCCAACGATGCGGTCACCTTCGCCAAGATGCAGGAGATGAAGGCTGATGCCCTGATCGGTACGGTCTCCACGGGCAATCCCACGGCGATCGACTGCACGGCCTTTGCCCGTACCCTGCTGGACGACGCCAACGCCGCCGCAGCCCGTACCACGCTGGCCCTCGGTGACCTTGCCACGCTGTCTCAGGTGGATGTCGCCCAGATCGCCAAGGATGCGGTCACCACGCAGGCCATTGCCAACGGCTCGGTCAGCGGCGTCAAGTTGGCCAGCGGTGCAGTTACGGGCGACAAGATCGCCAGCCAGACCATCACCAACTCGAACATCGCCGCCACCACGATCAACGCTGATCGACTGTCGCAGTATGGTCCGACCTGGGATTCCAACGGCGTATCCTCGGGAACCGTCCCAGGCACCCCCACCACGGCGGGGACGCAGGCTGTCCGACTGAACCGTAACGGTCTGGTGGAGGCCAAGAGCCTCGCGGAGACCCACCTGTGGAAGGGCTACAACGCCTCGGGCACCCTGACCACCACGATCCGGGCCGATGGAGCAGCCTCTGCCTCCACTGACCTGATGACCAAGGGGGCCTTTGACCTGCTGCCCCTGTTCAACCTCGATCCGCAGACCGTCACGGCCACGAACGTGGGTGGCACCCTGACTCGCATCGAGATCCCGGTCAACTCCGTCGATCCGCGCAGAATCGGAATCGTGTCGCAGGAGTTCACCACGGCCAACGGAACGGGCACCCACTACATCGCCCTGAAGAACAACGGGGCATCCTCGATCAAGGTCATGGTCCTGTGGGGCGAGTTCGAGTGGGGCCCGAGTCCCGGTCCTGGTCCCGGCTCGACGGCGTCTCCTACCAACTTTGAATTGCCGTGGACCTACAACCTGGGTTCTTTCGTGCAGGGGATCCAGACGATCTCGGCTGGCGGCATTGCCTACTTCCAAGGCACTGGTTTTGGCTGGACAGGCACCGCCAATCAAACCAACAGCGTCCAACTGGCCGGAACCGTCAATGCCCGTACCTCGGTCAAGGTGTGGTTCCTGAGGCTCAACTGATGTCACATCCAGAAAGCGAGATGATGTTGGCCATTGGCCGTCTTGAAGGCAAGGTCGATACACTGATCCAGATGCAACGCATCCAGGAAGACCAGATCAAGAACCACGAAGAGCGCCTGAGGGAACTGGAACACTCCAAGTCATTCGCAATGGGTTGGGCTGCGGCAATCGGTGCCGGGGTCTCCATCGCAACCCAACTGATCACCAAGTCATTCACTGCCTGAGGAACAAACATGCGTAACTACAATGCCATTGTTGGTGAGGTTCTTACGGACTCCACCTCCAATACCTTCAATCCCATCTTCTGGCGAGACCAGTACGGCGCCATCATGGTGTCCCACAGCGGGAACAAACTGGCCTCCTCCGATACTCATCGGATCATGCTTCAGGGCTCTATGGACGGCACGGCGTGGTTCACCATCGAAACCATGGCTCCCGGTGACGAGGATTACCAGCGCCAGCCTAGTGGTGCCCCAGTCAACAATGCCCGATGCTCTTGGACCCGCGTGGTTCAGTTGATGCCTTTCATGCGCGTCCAGGTTCGCAACGGCGCCAGCCTGACCTACACCGCAATCGTCGTGGAGTAATCCCGGATGAACGTCAACCCGAAGATCATTGCGTTTGTCGGCGGAAGGCCCCTTTTCATCCCATTCGCCACCAAGTCAAAGGTCTTCAAGGCCCCTACCATTTCGGCAACGCAGACGCCTGCCGGAATCGTCGTTACCTGGAGCAACGTCGGCGCTGATTCATATGCGCTTCAGGTATCCACCAACGGGGGAGCGACGTTCTCGGCATTGACCACGACGGCAAACACCTCGTTTACCGACACGACAGCGTCGTTTCCGGGGTCGTACACCTATCGTGTTCAGGCAACGAAGGGCGCAATCACTTCCGATTGGAGCAACCTTGCCACGGAAACGATGGTTGATATCCCGGCTTCACCGGGCGGCCTGACGGTCACCGGAGCCACGACCTCGTCCATCAGCCTGAGTTGGAATGACACCGCCGACGAAGGTTCGTATTCAATCGAAGCGTCCGTGGATGGGCTCGGTTCCTGGTCGAGCGCAGGAACGACGGGACAGAACGTCGTCACCTTTACGCACTCGGGGCTCTCTGAGAGCGTCCAGCGGTACTACCGGGTCATCGCCAACAACAAGGCAGGCGGCAGCATCCCGTCCTCGACGGCAAACTCCTGGACCGTCCCTGCGGCACCCACGGGACTCACGGCGACGGTCATCAGCACCACGCAGATCGACCTGTCCTGGACCGATGTCTCCACCGGGAACCAGTCGTACAAGGTCGAGCGGTCCACGGACAACGTGAACTGGACCGAGATTGCCACCGGGCTGTCCGCGACGGCCACGACTTACTCGGCCACCGGACTCACGGCCAGCACCCTGTACTACTTCCGGGTCCGTGCGGCCAATGCGGCCCGGAACTCGGATTACAGCAACACGGCGTCGGCCACCACGCAGGCATCCACGACGGTCCCGAACGCGCCCTCTGGCTTCAACGCCACCTCGACCTTCGCCGACTCCGTCAGCCTGTCCTGGACCGACAACTCCAGCGGCACGGGTCAGGAGACCGGGTTCGACATCGAGGTGTCCACGAACGCCGGAAGCACCTACTCGTCGGTCACCACCACGGCAGCCAACGCGACCTCGTACTCCCACACGGGGCGTGTCGAGTCCACGACCTACCTCTACCGGATCCGTGCGACGAACTCCGCCGGATCCTCTTCGTGGGTGGTGGGTGACAATGTCACCACAACCGCAGCGATCACCGGGTTCACCGCGACTGCCGCGTCGTCCACCCAGATCAACCTGGCGTGGACCGACAAGAGCGGCGTGGAGACCGGGTTCCGCATCGAGCGGTCCACGGACAACACCAACTGGTCCCTGGTGACCACGACGGCTGCGAACGCAACCTCGTTCTCGAACACCGGGCTCAACGCAAGCACCCTGTACTACTACCGGATTCGCTCGAACTCCTACAACGGGACCAACGACTCGGCCTGGTACACGGCCTCGGCCACCACGCAGGCGGCTGGGCTGCCTTCGCCGACCTACGAGGTCAACTTCACGACCGACCCCTACGTCGGCACACGGTTCAGCCGGGCCAGCCGAGGGACGTTCGTTAACTCGTCGGGGTTCATCCAGGTAGCAGAGCAGAACCTAGTTATGCAGAGCGAAGACCTTTCGACCACATGGGTACGAGACGGTCTTCAGGCGTTCGGCTCCGGGAGTACCGTAAACGCAGAAGTAGCACCAGACGGTTCCACCACGGCTGACCTGATTACGGAAACCAACGTCAACGGCCAGCATGGGATGTATTCCAACGGTAACGGCCTGAGCCTGACGTTTGGAACGCAGTACACGATTTCGCTGTACGCAAAGAAGCCGACAAGCAATGGACGGGACCATGTTTCTGTTGGTATTCAAGCAGGTGGGCACGGGATTGTCGTATTCAACCTGACGAACGGCACCTACACGACGAACTCGGGGTGGGCAAGCATGACCCTGCATTCCTACAGCATTCAGAGCGTAGGTAGCGGGTGGTATCGCTGCATCGTGACCTTCTCGGCAACCGGAACGGGGGCAACTGGTGCGGGCTCAGTCCGAATTGGGCCTTCCACGGCTGCACCCACGAATTACTTTGGAATGCCTTCATACGCGGGTGATGGCGTCAGCGGCGTTCTCGTCTGGGGCGTCCAGTTGGTCCAGGGATCCTCGGCTCTTCCATACGTCCGCACCACGACTAGCGGAACGATCGGTACCCCGCGCATCACCCACGACCCGGTCACGCTGGCTCCGCTTGGGCTGCTCATGGAGGCCCAGGCGACGAACCTCATGTTGTTCAGCGAGGAGTTCAACAACACGACCGGATGGAGCCAGTTGATCGGCGCCACCATTACGACTAACTCCACCGGAACGGTTGCTCCTGACAACACGAACAACTCAGACATCCTGGTTGAGGACACGACAACTGGGACTCACCGTGTCGTCTCCGTAAATCGCACCGTATCTACCTCGACGATCTACACGGCCAGTTGCTACGTCAAGCCGCTGAACCGGAACTTTTGCGCCATTACTTTCTACGCTACTGGAGGCACAGGGCGACGCTTCTGCCAAGTGTTTGATCTGACTGGAAACGGCGCTTTGGGCACGACGAACTCCCTCAACTCGCCCACGGATACCGGGGGATCAATCACGGCAGTCGGGAACGGTTGGTATCGAATCACCGCTCAAATGGGATCTGGTACGGATACCTCTGTTTCAGTAGCCATCAGTGCCAGCGACTCAGCCTCTCCCTCCTTTGCAAGCCAGGCCCCGAGTTTTACGGGCAACAACCTAGGAGCAATCTATATGTGGGGCGCTCAGTTGGAGACGGGCACCGCAGCCACCTCCTACATCCCCACCACGACGGCCACGGTCACCCGCAGCGGCGACATCTACGGGTTCTTTGCGACCGAAGTGGCATCTTTCTGGAACGCTTCTGCCGGCTCTGTTGCAATGAACTGGCAACGAGCCGGGCGTGAAGCGCAGACTCCAGTCGCAAAGTTCGGCTTTGCAGTTTCCGGAAATCAGTACATGAGGCTGAATATGTCGGGAGGGGCGTCACCAAGTATCGCCAACGGCGGATCAAACACAGTCAGTACCGTCACCGGGCATACAACGACCCCAAATATCGGGGTTCCCATGAAAAGCGGCTTCTCGTATGACTCTGCCCCGAACTTCAAGGGGTTCGTCAACGGGACGGCAGGAACAAACATCACCTCGGTTTCCATCCCGACCGTCAATAAGATTGAGTTTGCAACCCAGGCGGGAGATTTCATGCAATCCGGTTACACGGTGGCAGCCTTCGGCAACTTGGTAATCGGTCGCCTGCGCTACTGGAACACGGCCCTGTCCGACGCCGACATGCAGACTGCAACCACCTGACCATGAACGACCTCTACCTCAGAACCGACACCGAGTCCGAGATGACCTGGGCCCTCATCGAGTCCGGAATCTGGAACTCCGACCAGGAGTCCACCGGGATCGCCGCCGTGGACATCATCGGGGAGATCGAAGGCAAGACCGGGTGGCATGTGAACGTGCGGCCCATGGGTGAACTTGATGCTTCCCTGCTTCCTGTCCTTGACCCGGCTCCCCAGAATCCGGTGAGGGTATGGTTTTGAACAAGGAAATCCTGGAGAAGATCCACTCGGCGCTGGCCCAGGAACTGCTGAACAAGGTTCTCAGCGGGGAAGCAAACGCCACCGAACTGAACGTGGCCCGTCAATTCCTGAAGGACAACGGGATCGACTGCGCTCCTGCCGCCAGCCAGCCCATGCTGAACTTGGCCCGGATCATGCCGTTCGATGAAGAGGCCGCGTGAACGACCTTGAGCGCAAACTCCGGGACTTCAGGAACTTCGTCTACCTCGCCTGGGATCACCTTGGGCTGCCGGAGCCGACTCCTGTCCAACTTGACATCGCCCAGTACCTGCAAAAAGGTCCCCGCAGGCGTGTCGTGCAGGCGTTCCGTGGGGTGGGCAAGAGTTGGCTCACTAGTGCTTACGCTGTGTTTCGGCTTCTGCATGATCCCAAGATCAACATCCTGGTGGTCTCGGCATCGAAGCAACGAGCGGATGACTTCTCGACCTTCACCCTGAGGCTGATCAACGAGATCCCGATCTGCCAGCACCTGAAGCCTCGGGATGACCAGCGCAACTCGAAGATCGCCTTCGATGTCGGCCCTGCTCCTGCGTCCCAGGCTCCTTCGGTGGTCTCCAAGGGCATCACCAGCCAGATCACGGGCTCCCGTGCAGACCTGATCATCGCGGACGACGTCGAGAGCCTGAACAACTCTGCCACCTTCCTGATGCGGGAGAAGTTGCAGGGGTCGATTGCCGAGTTCGAGGCCGTTCTGAAGCCAAAGGGAGAGATCCTGTTCCTGGGAACGCCCCAGACGGAGCAGTCGATCTACCACGGCCTCCATGAGAAGGGGTACGACACCCGGATCTGGCCTGCGAGGTATCCCGAGGAGCGCCTGAAGACGGCCTTTGGGTCCAAGTTGGCCCCGATGCTGGTCGATGGCACCCCCGGAGAGGCCACGGACCCCCGGCGATTCAACGTGATCGACCTGATGGAGCGCGAGGCGGCCTATGGCCGTACCGGGTTTGCCCTCCAGTTCATGCTGGACTCGACGCTCAGCGATGCCGACAGGTATCCGCTGAAGTTGTCCGACCTGATCGTGCTGGGCCTGAACCCCGAGAGTGCCCCCGAGAAGCCAATCTGGGCCGCCAACATCGGAAACGTGGTCAAGGACATCCCCTGCGTCGGCTTCAACGGGGATCGCTACTACGGGCCCATGGACATCCAAGGCAAATGGATCCCCTACGAGGGCGGAATCATGGCCATTGACCCCTCGGGTCGTGGCGACAACGAGACCTCGTATGCCGTGGTCAAGATGCTGAACGGGTTCCTGTACGTGACCGCTGCGGGTGGCCTGAAGGGTGGCTATGCAGCGGAGACCATGGAACGTCTGGTAACCACGGCAAAGAGACAGGCCGTCAACAAGATCCTGATCGAGTCGAACTTCGGTGACGGCATGTTCTCGGAACTGCTGAAGCCGTACCTGCACAAGTCGTATCCCTGCACCGTCGAGGAAGTGCGGCACAACATCCAGAAGGAACGCCGGATCATCGACACCCTGGAACCCGTGATGAACCAGCACCGTCTGGTCATCGACGCCGGGGTCATCCGGGACGACTACGAATCCGTAAAACAGTACGCCACCGAGAAGGCGCTGAACTACAGCCTGATGTGGCAGATGTCACGAATCACCCGAGCCAAGGGAGCCCTGGCCTACGACGACCGTCTGGACGTTCTCAGCATGGCCGTGGGCTTCTGGGTCGAGCAGATGGCCCAGGATGCCAACCGGAAGATGCTGATCCGCCGGGAGGAGACCCTGGACAGGGAACTGGAACGGTTCATGGAACATGCTGTCGGTCGAAGACCGGGGGGCACGACATGGATGTAGACGAGTGGACCGATGAACTCCTGAGGGGGGCCTGCAAGGTCATCCTGAAGTACGAGGACCATCTAAGGAGCAAGGGCTCGATTGCCGAAGCCAAGGAACTGGCACGGGCCATGCGTGAACTTCGAGACAACATTCCAAGCGAGATCCTGGAGGTGATGCGTGGCTAATGGACCCTGCAAGGGCAAGTCCCTGAACAAGCCGTGGCGCACCCCGGGTGAGTCGAAGAAGTCGGCTGTCTGCGTCAAGGACGGGGACAAGACCAAGATCGTTCGCTTTGGCGATCCCAACATGAAGATCCGGAAGAACGAACCGGGCCGTCGCAAGAACTTCCGGGCTCGACACAACTGCGACAACCCAGGCCCCAAGACCAAGGCACGTTATTGGTCATGTCGGGCTTGGTAATCGACATGTTATCCAGACTTGTGTAAGAAATCGCCATACATATTTCTTTCTGTAGCAAGTCCGATCCACATCACTGTTTTGGTGTCTCCGTAGGAACTTTATCTTCCACTTTCAGGAACAGACATGGCAAAGGTCCCCACCAAGGTCAAGCAGATTGCCCACTCCCTCAAAAAGAAGGAGGGGATGTCGGCTGGCAAGGCATACGCCATCGCCAACGCCACCTTCAACAAGATGAAGATCAAGAAGAAGGCCCGATAATGTGCGGACCTCAGCAGCAACGACAAGGACCTGCATTCCAGGCTACGACCCCAATGACCTCCGAGCGGTGGCAGCAGATGCAGGTTCGACGACGGCCCCTGACGGCCCAGGAAGAGGAACAGCGCCGGAGCCAGTCAATGGCCTGGAGAGCCAGCCGCACCGAGGGTGAAGACCCGTACAAGTACCTGCCACAGGCCCGTCTTGATCGCCTTCCCCGAATGCCCATGAGACGAGGCATGTATGGCCGAGCGTGACTACAAGGAAGAGTACCGGAAGTACCACGGGACCGAGAAGTACAAGAAGGACCGGGCTTCACGGAACAAGATGCGGAGACTGATGATCCGCGAGGGCAAGGTCAAGAAGGGCGACAACAAGGACATCGACCACAAGAACGGGAACCCCAGGGACAACCGTAGATCGAATCTACGGATCGTCCATAGATCGGTGAACAGAGCCAAGAAGTGAGGTCCCCATGGTCATCAAGTGGTTTCCCTACGAGATCCCCGTAGTTGCCACCAAGATGGACCCAGATGAGTTCGGTGAGTTCTTCTTCTTTCCCAGTCCCAGAATACACCTGTCTCAAGACCTACAGGGTATAATGTACTCTAGTACACTAGTACATGAGATACTGGAGATGGTGAATGAAGTACATGACCTAGGTCTCACCGAAAGCCAGATCAGGACACTAGAGGTATCCCTGGGACAGATCATGGGACAGAACCCACACCTAACAGACACCGTCTTCCCGAAGCAGCCTCCAGAATCCTCTGAGAGCGATCCGGGTGACGAGGATGACTCCAGACCCGTCCAAGAGCAACGGATCGATCCTAGGGCATCCTAGGGCCTCTACGAGCCAAACCCCGGGTAGACCACCCCGTTGATCTCAATAAACCGCCCTCACTCCTAGGTCGATGGGCCAATAACAAGATCCCGAGTTACTCGGGTATGTGGGTAATGGTAATCCCACACGGAGGTGGTCGCTGGTAGTCCGCAGTTTTGACAAAAAAATGTGAAAGGGTTTGATCAAGTTGTCGTCGCCGCTGTCCCCCCAAGGGGGGCCCGCTGGCGCCACCACGGTCATACCTGACAAACTTGTCGCGTATCCTTTGTCGTGACTTTGGATGCACGAATGGGAAGCCGCGAGTCACCTTTCGGGACACTTGAAGCACGACAACGGGGACGCGTATGGGTCTGCCTGCCCGTTTATGTCCCATAAGAGAATCTACGGTATTCCCATCAGAATTTTTCGGTCTAGGCTTGACATGGCCGCTAGGCGTGCTACAGTACGGGCGTGGGTGGAAACGTTCCACCTAGTACAGACTCTAGACCGAAAGAGAGAACACCATGAAGACCGCAACGAAGCCCGAAGCCGCGCCCGCCGTCACCCTCACCGATGCCCAGCGGAAGGCGGAAGGTGCCGTCACGACCGCCGCCCGTAGCGTGGTGGGTGCCGCACGGAAGGCAGCGGTGGCCATCAGCAACGCCTACGCTGCGGGGGTTCATACCGCCTACGGGTTGTCCCTCGCCGACTGGGTGACGAAGCACCTCGCAGGGGCAGGTATCGCCAAGTCTACGGTTTACTACCTGCGTGACATTGGCACCGCCTACGCTGCCCTTGGGGCGGAACGTGCGGACCTCTTCCCAATGGAGGGCCTGCGTTCACTCGCGTCGGCGGCCAAGGGGGATATCGACGCTATCGAAGAGGCGGCCGACGTGGCGCAAGGTGGCGACGTGAACGCGGAACCCACGTTGAAGGCGTGCCGTGCCGCGACGGGCAAGCGGGAAGTCTCGCATGGCGACGCCTTGAATCGCATCATCCGTGCCGCCATGAATGCCGCCGGAAACGACTACCTTGTCGCCATCACGCTCATGGAAGAGGCTTGCGACCGCCTGCAGGCCGAGCATGATCGGTCCGAGAAGGAAGCCGCGAAGAGCGCCAAGTAACCCCAGTCTAGAATCTAGACCGTCCCGCCCCTGGGCACCTATGGTGCCTGGGGGCTTTCCTTTTTTTCATGCCCACCCATCATCCGACGAACCAGAAAAAAACCACTGTCATCAGTGCAACCCGCCAGTCGGCCACTTCATCACGACGCTCCAGAGAAATGGTTATGGTTCACTGTCATCGCTGGAACGCTA